GCCCATGTTCCACTAGGCGGAAACTCCCACGTTCCGCTGCCTCCCGGTATCTGCGTCTTCCGCCGCGCAGGCTCGCCCCCGGGAGGCAGCTTTATGTCTACAGGTTCTCCTTCAGTTGTTGCAGTAGATGTACTCTGCACTTCTGCAGCTGAGGGTCTGAGTCGTGGCAGATGTAGTACAGCAGGTGCCGCATAGCATCGTTTGCGTGACGCCATGTTGTCATGGGTGTAAGGAGCATACCACAGGCCTTGAGTTTGTTGTTGTCTGCCCAGGTCTTCACATCTGAGCCCTGCCATATGACCCGGCCTGTTCCGTTGGCCTGCTGAACTATCTGCTGATAGAGCTTGACCACGCCGATGTACTCTCGGCTTTCTAGCTTGGCAAATTCGTTACCACGGTTGTCAAAGCGCTCACAGACCACAACCAGGTTGCCTGACATATAGTCGTCCTGCCGTAGTAGGCGCTTCCAGAGCTCTGCATGGTGAGGATCGGGGCCTAGCTGACCGTATGAACCCGTTACGTGGTAGGTGCTACTCGCCCAGCGGCTGTCCCATACAGCCCACCCCGTCGTACCTCCAGGGTCAAGACTAAGTATGCGTGTCACATCATCTCCAGGGTTACTAGCCGAGGTCGAGGTCGAGACATTATAACGTTGTCTGAGGCACGGAGAAACTCGCGCATCGCCCAGTCGTAGACTAGGGCCTTTTCGAGCTGTGAGGGTACAATGACTCCGACCAGGCTTAGTGTATCCAGTACAACTTCAGTAGTGTATCTGTCTGCAGGTTCGAGAAGCGAAGGTCTCATGGCGATCCTGTTGGGTCTGGTGTTGGACTAGGGTTTGTTGCCGAAGAGGAAGAGGGCGATGAGGATGGTGAGGACGAGAGCGACGAGGGCGAAGACGAGGTTATTGATGACGAACTCTCAGTTGGTGTTGGGCTGAAAGGTACCGAAGGTGTCGTAGAGGCAGTAGGCTCTGTTGTCGGCTGGGACTGCGTAAACGTTGGCTTCGGGACCTTCGGAGCTATCGTTCCTCCGGTTACTGCTAGTGGCCTGTTCGCGAGCGCTTCGACAGCCGTGGCAATACTTAGGCAGAGTACAAGGAGGCTGCATGCTACAATCGATATCCTCTTCCATGGGATTTCCTTCTTGGGTGGCACGTTCTTAATGCCAAACACTTTGTCATAAACATCGGCATCTTTTATCGCTACGCCCTGTAGGTGCCTCTTTCTTAGTTCCTTGGCTCTCTCCTCGGTAGCCTCTTTAGCCTTCTCGATTCCATGTTCGTAGGCAGTACTGATAGTTCCGAATAGCCCTGCTGATAGTCCTGATCCTATAAGTGTCCCTGCTGTATCTGTGAACCTCGACAGAATTGCAACCGTCACCGTTGCAACAGTTCCCGCGACAATAGTAGGTGTCTTTTCTTTCAGCTTCTGTTGCAGAGCTGACAAAACTTAGTCCTTTCTAGTTGTCACTAACACATAGAGAATGAAGATAGACTCTCGAAGCGCCATTGTGTATAAACGAGATTGGTGCTACGCTAGTGCCTATGCTAATAGTGCTTAGAGAGCCTTAGACGCGCGGAATAGCTAGCGCTTAGAAGCAAGATCCTCATTGGTGCTAGAGGACTCCTCTGTCATGGACCAGCCTTTGATTGCTATGTCGTAGAGCCTACGAGTCCATACATGAGGCCACGGCAGATAGCCTATGGCGAAGTCAATAGCTAGCAGTCCTTCACGCATTGACATTTCTGGAAGCCCGTCGTAAGCGCCAAGGAACTCCCCTGAGAAACGAACAAACTCCGCTGCATGCTGGACCCTACGCATGCTAGCGATATCATCTACTTGGCTTGGCCCAACAAGCCCCTCTATTTCACGTACTCTTTCCTGAAGCTGTAGGCGTCTCACATCCCTCTGCTGTTCTATACGATACTTCTTCATGTAATGCTTGTGTGCCGGCGTCTCAGGCATGGTCTTCTCCTACTGTTTTGATTTTGAACGGGTTGCCCCTGACTTCGACCTTCTTGCCAATTATGAACTTGCCGTCAGGTTCAGGATCGTCAGGACCATGTAGGCTCACGGAGGACTTCCCTGATGCCACTTGGTCGATAACGTCTGGAATAGACTTGAGTCCCTCCTTTCGTGCCTTATGGTCCTGACCAAGTAGAGTATCACAGAGGTCGTCGAATATCTTATTGACTTTTTCGACTGCCTGCCTAATCGCAACTTCAGTTTCCTCACTGAGTCGGTCAATCTGCGATTTGACCTCACGCCTGATCATGTTGGTAACGATCATTGGCATAAGTCTGTGAGCTTGTCGAGTCTCCACGCGCAGGTCCTTAAGAACACCATGTGCCTCTTTAACGACCTCTTCCAAGTGCGCCGTAAGCTCCTTCAACTCTGTCATGTCCACATTGTTCGGCGCCCCTGTGGATCCTTGTGTTCGAGGGGACCGTGCGGACATAGTTAGTAGGTTGTCCTTTGGCAGCTGCAGGGTACTTGCTTCTGTCTTGGGTAGGTCCCAGAGCTGTCGCACATCAGTTTGGGTGTTACGGTTTCTTCTGTTACCGGACTTTCGGCTCATTCGTCACTCTCTTCCAGCATTGCTTTTTCGGCTTGGAGTTCTTCTATCCTGGCCTCGATAACCACTATACGTGCAGCCTTAGATCTCTTGTCACCATGCTTTCGAAGCTCGACCATGTCCAGTGTGATAGGGGGGTTGTGACCGTTGAGGAAAGCTACATACTCTCCTGGTATTAGCTTTCGTCCCAGATGTTCCTCCATGACTAGGATGTGCGTGCCTACCCAGCCACGCTCTGTTTTGGTGTAGTGATACCCGTTCTTGTTGGTGCAGGTATCACCTATTTCGGATCGTTTACCACGTGGCATACTGGCCTCACTACATCTAGGAAGACATCTAGTATCATCCATTGTTCTTGCGTAGGCAGTTCCTTTAGTATTTTCCAAAGACAGTGCTGAAGTCCGCCTAGGACTCGGTTGGCGATGCGCATAGCCTCGGTAGTGACTGCTATTGAGCCGTACTCCACGACTAGTTCTTCCAAATGCGACAGCATGACCTGATCCGGTTCTCGATAAGGGCGTTGCCTATTGGTGTGGATAAGCGCACCTCGTTCAGGTAGCGTTCGCTTTTTCACCGTTTTCTCCTTCTGTCAGAGAACCATGTAGGAACTAGAATAGCTACTATGAGACACCCGAATGCAAGTAGCAATGGAATCAGGTACCAGTGGAAGTAGAACGTCACGTTTGTGCGCCCCAATTCGGCCCGGACTTAAACTCTACCTTGAACTTGACAAAGTCGCCTACTACCCGTTGCGCTGATGCTAGCATTTCCTCGTTCATGATCGATATCACTTCTAGCAGGTTGTCTGGATGGCACTCGGCCAGTTGTGAGTCATGTACAATGTTTCGGATATAGCCAATGCTCTTAAGTCGTGGTCGAATACGGATGAACGCGTCGAGACAGATATCGCTTCCTGTTGACTGTGGCAGGAATGCGAGTGCCTCATTGAGGACGTCCTTCTTGTTTGCATTTGTGATAAGCCAGAAGCGACGATGTCTGCCGAACGCTGTAACGAGATCTTCTCCCTGAAGAACCTTTCTTCTTGTCACTTCGCGAAACCGAACTGCGTCAGGAATGACATTGAAGAACTCGCGCATGCCTCGTTCGGCTTCTGCCATTGGTATGCCATACTCCAAGGCGATGCTTCGAGCCTCTCGTCCGTATGCTAGTCCATAAAAATAAGCCTTGACTCGGGTGCGGAGCTCTTTCAGCTCCGCCTTGTCGAGTCCAGACACGTCTCCGTAGAGTCTGGGCGTTAGTTCGTCGAACAGGTCTCGCGTGGGATCATTGAACACGCCTTGGAGGAACTTGTCCTGAGCTAGCCAGCAGAGGACTCGTCCTTCGAGTTGTGCATAGTCACCTTCCACAAGTACATGTTCGGGTCTTGTAGGTACAAACTGCTTACGCATTGTGCTGTCTCGGGGGATATTCTGAAGATTAGGGTTACGACAACTGAGCCGTCCCGTTGTGGTTCCATGTAGTAGGAACGTGGGATAAACTCTTCCACGCCACATCCTCTTTCTCAGGCCCATGACATATGTCCCGTATAGTTTAGCTTCTTTCCGGTGCTCGAGCATTCGGCGGAAGAACTCTTCTGCACTGGTACCCAAGCTTCTTTCCAGCAGGCCGTCCAATGCCTCTGCATTCGTTGTCTCGACGTATTCCTTTTTCGTATTCATAGTCAACGGCAGCTTGAGACCGAAGACATTCTTGACTACTTCCTTAACTTGCTTAGGAGATCGGGGATTGAACTCGTTCCAGTTAGTGGAGGCACCTTTGAAATCGTTGTCTGGAATGGCACCAACGATTGCTTCCTCTAGGATTCCCAAGCTGGCAACGTAGCTAATGGCTAGCTCACTGTTGTACTCTCTGTCGAGGCCAATGCCATTGAGTTCGACGAACATGAGTTGATCACTTGCACGGCACAGGAACTCGTGTAGTTTTACGAGTTCTGGATGCTCCTGTAGTTCCTTAGTGAGAACTTCGTCAACTAGATCGGTGACATGGACATCGAAGGCGTTGTACTTGTACAGTACTGGGCGGGGAATAACGGCGTAGCTATCTCCGCGGCCCTTGTATCTGTCCAGAGCATTTTTCCAGAATGGAGTACCGAGCTTCTCGACACCTAGATACTCTAGGCTGTGTACTCCCGCACGCTCATCCAAGCAGTAGGACTTTAGCATTGTATCTGAATAGAGCGTAAGTGGCCTACCAAGCTTTGGATAAAGACCTTTGAGATCGAATTTTCCATTCTGTGCTGTGATGGGGTGTGTTTCCAAGTAGGTAAGCAGTACTCTTCTGACGCGTTCATCTTCTAGTGCGGTCTCGCCAATGACTGCAACCTTGCCTCTGGCGTAACCTAGTCCGACACAGAGTAGCTTATGTCGACTCGGTGTCTCGAAGCTAATGTCCTTCTCAATTGCGGACTCTATGTCTACTGTTACAGGACCTTGAATCTTCTGCAGTTCACTCAGTGCGCGGAGTGCTAGTTCGGGTTCTTCGTACGCCCTCCATTTCGGCTCGTACCAGGAGGTGTGAAAGCCTTTGAGCTTTCCTATGTCATTTACCAGCGAGGGGAACCCTGCTGGGTTACGGAGGCAGAAGGCGGGGTGGAACGTCGGTAGTACGCGAACGTTAGGCAGCTCATCTTCATTGGTACGTCCTTGACCCACACGGAGCGAGGTGATTCCGACTTTAGTACGAAGGACCGATTGGGCAGCACTATTACCGAGAGCGACCACGTCTTTGACTTCTCGTCCTTGTAGCTCTGCCAGAAGACGGGGCCGACACGCTTGTAGTGCTTTTGCGGTTGGAGTAGCTCCACTGGGATCTCGGCAAAGACAGGCATTGGTCAGTAGCACTTCCTTTCTGCTTATGTCGTAATGCTTGAGAACGGTGTTAAGTAGTTGGCCTGACTCGCCAATGAAGGGTTTACCAACTCTGGCTTCGTTTTTCCCTGGCGCCTCCCCGACAAATGCCAGCTTGGCTTTTGCGGGTCCGTCACTCGGAACGAATTGGCCTTCGGCTTGTAGGGGACACCGCTCACATTCTGCCAGCTCATGTTTGCGTGCGCTAGCTAGCTCTTGCGCAAGATCAGCCATCTAGTTCCTGCCAGACGGTCATGGTGCCTGTTTCGTTGATAGCAATCAGTCTGCAGTCCGCTTCGAGCTCCTCATGCCTTTTTGCTGTAACCTTGACGCGAACCCACGCGATGTTGCCGTCGTGATCTTTCTGCCATATCACACCGAGTGCTTCGCAGGTT